GCTGGGACGCCACCTGGTCCGAAGCCATCAAGCGCGAAGTGATCAAGGCCTCGTACTTCGTGCATTCGCGCAAGGGCACCATCGGCGCGCTGCGCCGTGTGGTTGAGCCGCTGGGCTACCTGATCCGCGTCAGCGAATGGTGGCAGCAGGTGCCCGAGGGCGTGCCCGGCACCTTCACGCTGGAAATCGGCGTGCTGCAGACCGGCATCAGCGAAGAAACCTACGAATCCCTGAGCCTGCTGATCGACGACGCCAAGCCCGTCAGCCGCCATCTGATCGGGCTGGATATCAGCCTCGAAACCCACCTCACGCGCTACGTCGGCGTCTCGGTCACCGATGGCGACGAGCTCGACGTATACCCCTGGGAAAACGCCGACATCGATGTCGTCGTGCAGGGCTACACCGGCGTGAACGCCTACATCCTGGACGAAATGGACGTGTACCCCCATGGTTGATATCAACACCCAGTTCGGCGGCTTCCTCACCAACCTGGGCGCCGCCAAGAACGCCAATGCCAATGCCCTCGGCCAGCCGTGGGAGCTCACCCACATGCTTATCGGCGACGCCAACGGCACGGACCCGGCGCCGGCCCCAGGGCAAACCGCTCTGGTCAATCAGGTCTACCGCGCCCAGCTCAATCAGCTCTACGTCTCGCCGACCGATGCAAACGTGCTCATCGCCGAACTGGTGCTGCCGCCAAACGTCGGCGGCTGGTGGATTCGCGAGCTGGCCCTGGAGGATGAAGACGGCGTTTTCTCCGCCGTCGCCAAATGCCCACCCAGCTACAAGCCCGTGCTGGCCCAGGGCAGCGGCCGCAACCAGGTGGTGCGGATGCACGTCGTCACCAGCGGCACGGCCAATATCCAGCTGAAGATCGACCCGAGTGTGGTGTTGGCGACGCGGGCTTATGTGGAGGGGCTCACGATCCGCGCCAGCCAGGCCGATGCCGAAACTGGCACTGACAACTCGAAGATCATGACTGCGCTGCGGGTTTGGCAGGCAATCACCAAGCGTTTTTCAAGCCAGGCACAGGCCGAGGCAGGAGAGGACAACAGCACATCGATGACTCCGTTGCGGGTGCTACAGGCCATTCGTTCGGCTGGTGCGGGAGCAAGCGAAACATTGCGAGGGACGCTTCGCTTAGGTACGCAGACTGAGGTAAATGCCGGCACGCTCGATGATGTTGCCGTGACGCCAAAGAAATTGCGGTTGGGCTTTTCCGCCAGCCTCACGCAGAACGGTTATATTCTATTTCCGACATGGCTGTCCGGGCTCGTGCTGCAGTGGGGGAAATTGGTAGGTGTCACACACAACTCAGGTTGGTATGCGGTTTCTTTCCCCTTTGCTTTCCCGTCTGAGGCGTTCAATGTTCAGGCAACTATCGGACGAACTTCGACAATCTCAGGCACAGTGGCCACGGTGGTAAGGAACTTATCCGTAACTGGTGTGGAAATAGCCGGTGACCATGTAACCGAATCAGGTTCCGGCGACATTTACTGGTTTGCCGTTGGCAAATAGGATCAATGTCATGCGCTATTACAGCAAAACAACGGGCAGTACTTACTACCGAGACATCCATCAAAATATTCCATCTGATGCTGTCCAGATCGGGGAGGAGCGCTACCTTGAGGTCATCGCCAATCCTGCCCACGGTAAGCACCGCAGCCATCGCGCTGACGGCCTGCCAATCCTGATCGACCCGCCGTTGGTGCTGCCATCGGCTGCGGCGCTATGCGAGCAGATTGACCGCGCCGCCGACTCAGTTCGGGCTGCTGTCGTCGGCGACCCAACCAGGATAATCGAATACGATCGTGCAGCAGCCGAAGCAGCCCAGTTCAAATCCGCCGGATACCCGGTGGACAACGTCCCCCGCACAGTTGCCGCGTGGGCAATCAATGGGCGAACCGCCCGTGAGGCCGCTGACAGCATCCTCGCTGAGGCCGCTAGCTACACCGAGGCTCTTTACCAAATCCGAGAGGCTCGCTTGCATGCAAAGCAGGCGGTCATTACGGCAATTGCCGCTGGAGATTGGGGAGCCGCCGAGCAAATCGCAAGCGACTCGATTACTGCGATCACGCGCGCCGCCGCGGGGGTGGGCGACAACGTCAAATGAGCTTGCACGAGGATTCTGGCTTGCTAGAATCCTCCGATTTTGCCGAAGAGTAGTCCCAATGCAGCAGTACAAGCCGGAATTGGATGGCCTGCGCGCAATCGCCGTGGTAAGCGTTCTGTTATTCCACGGCGGCTTTGAAGCGTTTCAAGGCGGTTTCGTTGGCGTAGATGTTTTCTTTGTGCTTTCGGGTTACTTGATCACCTCGATCTTGCTCAAAGAGATTCGGGCTCAACAATTTACGTTCGCTAGCTTTTATGAACGCCGGATTCGGCGGCTTATACCTCCCTTGGTTCCAGTGCTCCTATTCACCGGTGCTGTTTCAGGGTTGCTGCTTAGCACGCCTCAATTTGAGGACATGATTAAGAGCACTTTGGCCGCGCTCGGTATGGTCTCCAATTGGCATTTTCTGTCCAGCGTAGGTTATTTTGATGGGCCTGGCGAAACCACTCCGTTGTTGCATACGTGGTCTCTATCGATAGAGGAACAGTTTTATCTAGCATTCCCGGCTGTGGTTTTACTAACCATTCGATGGATACCAAAACACGCAGTGGCCGCCTGCTTTTCGTTGTTGGTGGCCTCCTTTCTGATATCAGTCTGGCTCGTTTATTCGGGTCAGTTAGAATCAGCGTTTTATGCTTCGCCGGGTAGGTTCTGGGAGCTTTTGGTCGGCTCTCTATTGGCCGCGTTGGGTTGGGGTAATTCTTGCTCAAAGAATAACGCCAATGCGCTCGAGATAACGGGCGCCACTATGATTGCGGTAGCCGTTTTTATTTATTCACCAGCAACGTTATTTCCTGGCCCTGCTGCGCTTTTGCCGACCTTTGGTACCGCGATGATTATCGCTGCGGCAGGACGAGGCACGTTGATCTCGCCATTGCTCAAATTAAAGCCAGTCGTCTGGGTGGGATTGATCTCCTACGCACTTTATCTGTGGCATTGGCCGTTGTTAGTGTTTTTACGGATAGTCGAGCCGGAGGCAGGTACTTTTCCAGTCAGCGCAGCGCTTGTTCTCTCGGTTTTTATGGCCGCTCTATCGAGAAAATATATCGAGCTGCCAGCAAGGTCGAAGCGGGTGCTCAAAAGTCGGCGGATGGTCTTCGGGTTTGGCGCGGTTTTCGCCATATCTGTAATAGCCGTCTCACTGGCTTTGCTAACATCAACGGTGGAGCGGAAAAGATCAATTATTGCCTCGCACGCATTGTTGTTTATATTCGGAGAGCGTTCGGAGGCGCTTGAAAGGATTGAGTTGGAAAAAAGCTACTACATGAGTACGCTGAATAAAAATCTGCACGGAACGAACAGTGTAGAGGATCTGCATAGTGAAAATTTTACTTGTAGCTACGATAACGACAATGCCTCGCAGCGTATCTTGGAGTGCCTGGAAAATCAGGCGGAAGGTAAAGTGGTACTTGTTATAGGAGATAGTGTAGGAAGAGATACTTGGCATGCATTGCGCCGAGCTTATCCCGAGACTCGCTTCGTCATGTTGCACCAATCGGGTTGCCCGCCTGGAGATGCGAGTCGACCCAATAGCCGGAGCCCTCGGTGCTTCCCAGAACTGGCGGAAATGCTTGAGCAAATTTCAGAGCGACTGGATATTGCAGCTGTAGTTTTGAGTTATCGCTACCGCCCCGTCGACTGGTGGAAGGTCGAACCAACATTCCCGTTGCTTCGGAAACTGACCGATAACGTTGCTGTCCTCGGTGTATCACCCGTTTACGACCAAGAAATTAGCGACAGCATTAAAGCGCTAGCACCACACTCGGCTATCCCACATCGCGTGAGTAAAACCGACCGGACCATGGTGCCATGGGACTATGACGCCTTGGCGGAGGACGCAAAAAACATGGCACATGCCCATGAAGCCGTATTCGTCGATGTTCGCCCGTTTTTCTGTGATACGACCTCATGCGCGTTATGGCTGGACGACTCACTTCGCCAGCCCTTGTTCTGGGACGAGCAGCACCTCACCAATCCAGCTATAACCGAGTTCGCCGAGTACCTGTCCGAGTTGCCTCAGCTTCAGCGCTTTTTTGTCAATGCAAAGCTAGGTGCAGCTCGGTAAATTCCCAGCCCTTCACTCAACATCCTCCCGACTTATTCCCCTCTAGCTGTAGCGGCGGGCTGTAGCGGCGGGCCATACACAGCCCACCGCTCGCCGCCCTTGCGCGCGCGAGCGACCATCAAGGCTCACTGATACGGCAACGCCGCAGGAGCCGACCGCATGTCGACCGAATACCATCACGGCGTCCGTGTCCTCGAAATCAACGAGGGCACGCGACCCATTCGCACCGTTTCCACCGCCATCGTCGGCATGGTCTGCACCGCCAGCGATGCCGATGCCGTCACCTTTCCGCTGAACAAACCCGTCCTGCTCACCGACGTGCTCACCGCCTCCGGCAAGGCCGGGGAGGGCGGCACCCTGGCGCGCAGCCTGGATGCCATCGCTGACCAGGCATCGCCTGTCACCGTCGTGGTGCGGGTGGAAGAGGGCGAGAACGAGGCCGAGACCACCAGCAACATCATCGGCGGCGTTACACCGACCGGGCAGTACCAGGGCATGAAGGCCCTGCTGGCGGCCGAGGCGCAGCTGGGCGTCAAGCCGCGCATCCTCGGCGTGCCGGGGCTCGACTCGCTGCCTGTTACTACAGAGCTCACGGCAATCGCCGAGCAGCTGCGCGCCTTCGCCTATGCGAACGCTTACGGCTGCGAGACCGTGAGCGATGCCATCGCCTACCGCGACGGCTTTGGCGCACGCGAGCTGATGCTCATCTGGCCGGACTTCGTCAACTGGGACACCACCACCAACGCCGACGCGCCGGCTGCAGCCGTAGCCCGCGCCTTGGGCCTGCGCGCCAAGCTGGACCAGCAAGTGGGCTGGCACAAAACCTTGTCCAACGTGCCGGTCAACGGCGTGTCCGGGCTGAGCAAAGACATCTACTGGGACCTGCAAAACCCCGCCACCGACGCCGGCCTGCTCAACGCCAACGAGGTCACCACCCTGATCCGCCGCGACGGCTTCCGCTTCTGGGGCTCGCGCACCTGCTCGGCTGACCCGCTGTTCGCCTTCGAGAACTACACCCGCACCGCGCATGTGTTGGCGGACACCATGGCCGAGGGGCATTTCTGGGCGGTGGACAAGCCCATGCACGCCAGCCTGATCCGCGACATCGTCGAAGGCATCAACGCCAAGTTCCGCGAATTGGTGCGTGGCGGTTACCTGATCGGCGGCGAGTGCTGGTTCGACCCGGCCGCCAACGACAAGGACACCCTCAAGGCCGGCAAGGCTTTCATCGACTACGACTACACCCCCGTGCCGCCGCTGGAAGACCTGACCCTGCGCCAGCGCATCACTGATCGCCACCTGATCAGCTTCGCCGCCGGCATCAAAGCCTGACCCCATTCAACCCGCGCGGCCCACGCCGCGCCGTAGGAGAGCGCCCACATGGCCCTGCCTAAAAAGCTCAAGCACATGAACCTGTTCAACGATGGCACTAGCTACGTTGGGCAATGCAAATCCGTCACCCTGCCCACCCTGAGCCGCAAGCTTGAAGCCTGGCGCGGCGGTGGCATGGACGGCCCGGTGAAAGTGGACCTCGGCCACAGCGACGATGGCATCCAGCTTGAATGGACTCTCGGCGGCTGGGATCTGACCGTACTGCGCCAGCACGGCGCCGTGCGGGCCGATGGCGTGATGCTGCGCTGGGCTGGCTCGGTGCAGCGCGATGACACCGGTGAAGTGTCCGCCGTTGAGGTGGTCGCACGCGGCCGGCATGAAGAGATCGACTTCGGCGATGCCGAGTCCGGCGAAGACACCGAGCACTCCATCACCACCACCTGCAGCTATTACAAGCTCAGCATCGACGGCAACGTCGAAATCGAGATCGACCTGCTCAACTTCATCTTCGTCGTCAACGGCGAAGACCGCCTCGCCGAGCACCGCGCCGCCATCGGCCTGTAATGGCTTACCCACCAGCACCAATGCCGCGCCTGCCAGGTGCGGCAGATCAATCACCAAGGAGCAACCCCATGACCAAGCCCACCCATAGCGACCC